CACCGTTCAGAGTTCAGAAAGGAGGTCATTATTTATGCCCGATAAACTACTTAAATCAAAACGTGACGCTTTCTGCTGCTGGTACGTTCTTCTTGGCAATGCCTTTGAAGCCGCCGAAAGAGCAGGTTTCCCGAAAGAGACCGCCATCAGCGACGCTGTGAAATGTCTGCGCTCTCAGGAATGCAGACAGAACATCGCCTCGCTCCGTGAGCTTCTCTCAGACAGCGGTAACGTTGCGGCAGGCCTGAAGCGTCTTGCTTTCGGAAGCTGTACCGATGCGGTCTACCTCGTCTTTGCAGATGAGCTCCCTCCCCCTTCCGTCATCGAGGGACTTGATCTTTTCAACGTTTCCGAGATAAAACGTGTGAAAGGCGGAGGCGTTGAGGTGAAGCTTTTCGACAGGCTCAAGGCACTGGAAAAGCTGTTCGAGCTGGAGAATTCCTTTACCGACCGTGACAAGGCGGCTGAGCTTATAATGGCTCTGACAGCCACCGCAGAGGAGAGTGACAGCGTTGAGGATAAGTAAACTTTCGGCAAAGCAGAAGCTTACCATGAACTGGTGGGGCGTCCCGGAATACAGCGGTTACGACGCTGTTATATGCGACGGCGCTGTAAGAAGCGGCAAGACCTTGTCCATGTCGCTGGGATTCGTACTCTGGGCTTCGGCAAGCTTTGACGGCGGAGCATTCGCCATCTGCGGCAAAACAGTCACATCACTCCGCAGAAACGTGATAACTCCACTGCTTCCCATGCTCAGGGATTACGGCTTCACCTGCATCGAAAAGGTGAGCAGAAGCTACATCGACCTTACCTTTCTCGGACACACCAACCGTTTCTACCTTTTCGGAGGCAGAGACGAGGGCTCGGCGGCGCTGATACAGGGCATGACTCTCTCGGGAGTTTTCCTCGATGAAGCCGCACTTATGCCACGCTCATTCGTTGAACAGGCTCTGGCACGCTGTTCGGTCAGCGGCTCGAAAATGTGGTTCAACTGCAACCCCGACAATCCCGCTCACTGGTTCTACACCGAGTGGATAAAGAAGGCTGAGGAGAAACACGCTCTCTACATCCATTTCACTATGGACGACAATCCTTCTCTGTCGGATGCACTGAAACAACGCTACAAGAGGCTTTACTCAGGAGCATTCTATGACCGCTTCGTGCTTGGCAAATGGACTGCTTCACAAGGCGTGGTATACCCCCATGTTCAGCGAGAAAAAGCACGTTTACAGCGGAGATGTGGAATGTGAGAGATTCGTCATCTCCTGCGATTACGGCACCGTCAACCCGAGTTCCTTCGGCTTATGGGGACTCAGCGGCGGAGTATGGTACAGGCTAAGCGAGTACTACTACGCATCAAAGAGGGAAGGCGTTTCACGGACGGATGAAGAGCATTACGCCGCTCTGGAAAGGCTTGCAGGCGGCAGGGAGATAAGCAGGGTCATTGTCGATCCCTCCGCTGCAAGCTTCATCGAGTGTATCCGCAGGCACGGCAGATTCAGAGTGGTAAAGGCTGACAACGACGTTATCACGGGAATAAGGAACGTGAGCACTGCCCTCAGCGAAAACAGGCTGAGATTCCATGAGTCATGCAGGGACATCATACGTGAGTTCCATCTTTACAGCTGGAACGAAAAAACAGGCACGGACGCTCCCATAAAGGAAAACGACCATGCCATGGACGATATGCGCTACTTTGTGGCGGATATGCTGAAAAATGACGGAGACGGCGGATTCTTCGCTCTCTCCGTATCAAGATGAAAGGAGGGAAAATGTGCTTTTCAGAAAGAAAAAAGACAAGGCTGTAACTCCTCAGCTCATATCGGCACAGCGCAGTCAGTGCGGAGAAAATCTGCTCCCTGCCGCTGTCGGGCCGTATGAAAAGGAGCTTTACGACAGGCTTCGTTTCGCCGTTCCCATCATAGATGCGGCGGTTATGAAGATAATCCGTCTGACAGGCGGTTTCAGAGTTGTATGCTCAGACGAGGCTTATCAGGAGGAACTTGACCGCTTCCTTGAAAATGTTCCTGTCGGTATTTCAGGGCGCTCCATCGGCACTTTCGTGGATAACTTCCTCGACAGCCTTCTCACTTACGGCAGCGCTGTGGGAGAGATAGCCGCAGATCCCGAAGAACAGAAGATCGCAGGTCTCTGGACAGGCGATGTTTCAAGGCTTCGCATCGCAGGCGGAAATGATCCCTTTGCAAGGCGCTATTCACTGATACTCCCCGACGGTACGTCAAAAACTCTGGAGCGTCCCGAAAATATACTCTACGCTTCGCTTACAGGCGGACATTCGATCCTGCGTGGACTTCCTGCACTCAGCAGCATTCTCCTCAGGATATACGAATGTATCGGTCAGAACTTTGACCGTGCAGGCAATGTAAGATATGCTGTGACCTACAGGCCTTCCGGCGACACGGGAGATATGGTCTATACCCGTGAAAGGGCTCAGCAGATAGCAAGAGAATGGGCTGACGGAATGAACTCCGCAAAGTACGGTCAGGTCAAGGACTTCGTGGCTGTAGGCGATGTGGATATCAAGGTAATAGGCGCTGAAAACCAGCTTTTCGACACCAATGTGCCCGTCCGTCAGCTTCTTGAACAGCTGGTGGCAAAGCTTTCCATACCGCCTTTCCTGCTGGGGCTCAGTTGGAGCAGTACAGAAAGAATGTCGGCTCAGCAGGCGGATATCCTCACTTCCGAGCTGGAATACTACCGCCGTCTGCTCACACCTGTAATATGCGACATCGGCAATGCCTATCTCTGCTCGGTGGGTGCGGAATGCACCTGTCATGTGGAGTGGGACAACATCAATCTTCAGGACGAATCTGCTCTTGCAGAGGCTCGTCTGAAAAATGCTCAGGCTCATGAAATAGAGCTGAGAAATCAGAAAGCAGAAAACAATATCTGAATTTTGGAGGTAACTTATGTATAACGATATCAGACTTGAAAAGGGTATGTACAATCTCAGCGGCAAGTCATTCACAGCCGCACTGGAGGAGCTTGATCCGTCATCTGCATACTGTGGAACTCCCCTCGAAAAGCTTGACGCATTCGAGAGACAGCTCAAGCGCTTCAACATCCGTGTAAGCGGTCAGGACTGCGACCGTGTGGAGAAGTTCTTCTCATCTACCGAGACAGCAGTTCTCTTCCCCGAATTCGTAACAAGATGCATCCGCAAGGGCTTTGATGAAACTGTCATCTCCTCAGTGTGTGCCGCTAAGACTATCAATTGCAGCAGCAAGTATCTGGGCTGTGTCCTTGACGATGACGAGGAATACGAAACTACCGCTCAGGGCGTTGAACTCCCCGAGGCTACCGTCACCGAAGATACCGTAGGTGTCACTCTCGGCAAGTACGGCAGACTTATCAGAGCCTCATATGAGGCAGTACGTCAGCAGAGACTTGATGTTTTCGGCGTAATGCTGAGAAGTATCGGTGTGAAGCTGGCTGTATCAGTGGCTAAGGAGGCTTTCACCGTGCTCAAGACAGGTGCGGATTCGATCTCAGCAAACGACCTCACCTATGCAAAGCTTGCCGAACTTTACGGCGAATTCGACTGCTTCGACATGACAACTATCATCGCTCCCCCTGATCTTGCGGCAAAAATCGCAGCTATGGATCAGATCGCCGAGACCTGTTCTTATTCCGAGGGCAAGCTTATTCTCCCATTCGGTGCGGAGCTTATCAAGTCTGCGGCGGCTGACAGCAATACCATCATCGGTATCGACCGTAGATTCGCACTGGAATTCATCACAAGCACAGACCTTGTTATGGAGACAGACAAGCTTATCGAACGTCAGCTGGATCAGATCACGGTATCCATCACCTGCGGCTTCAAGAAGATCGCAGCGGACGCTGTAAAGGTGCTTACTATTGGCAGCTGATAATAAAAAAAGCGGCGAAAAATAATACCGTCGGTCAAGCCGAGATAACAACTTGATAAAGAGCCGTAAAGCATAGCTTCGCTCGCTTTACTACTTTTCAGGGAGGGCTTTGCCCTCCCTCGTACACCCACCCACCAGAGAGGTCTACACCTCTCTGGACTCTGGTGATAGGCGGCT